GTGAATACCGGCTCGGCGACCATCATGGATACCTCCTTCTCCAGGGCCACGTTGATCAGCGTGCCGCAGACGTGCTGGATCAGGTTCAGCCGACGCTGGAACATCTCCCCGAAGAGTTCGATCTTGTTCTCGGCCTTCATGTGGGCGTCGGAGAACATCAGCTTGATGGCGAAGCCGGACATATCCCCGCCAATGGCCTGCATCTGCTCAAATGATATGTTGGGCGTCTGGGTCATGGCGTAGATCATCTTCTCCAGCAGTTCAAATTCCAGCTTCTCGCTCTCCGGTGCCGAATTCCATGACATGTACGAAGCGTCCGACCCTTGCGTGAGTTGGATGACCTTGCCGCTGGTGGTCTTCCCGGGCAGGCTGACGACCTCTCCGGTGACCTTGACCATGGGTGATCCGAAGTAATCGTTAGTGTCAGCGAAGTTGCTCTGCTTGGTCTCGAAGCGCTCGATCAGAGACTGGACCACGCCCCACTCGGCCTCCTCCTGGCTGTAGTAAATCACGGGGATCTTGCCCATGACGTTGGGGGTCTGTGTGACCACCCACTCGCCATTCACCTGTTCGCGGGATATGACCCTGAGATCGGTCCACGTGTCGAAATGCTCGGTCGCCTTACCTTCGGCACTGGTGACGCTGTATGATCGCGAGAAGGCCACCATATCCCCCGTGGTGTCGAAATACGGGTAAAGGGTATCTCCGGATGACGGGCTGAGCAGCTTCACGCGTAGCTTGTAGCGGTGTGACAGCTGGCTTCCCTTGAGCGTGCGTCCCCAGAATGATGGATCCTCGACCAGGTACCACAGTTCTGCGGCTTCGCACTGGCTCATGACCGTGCGCGCCAGCTTGCGGTCGAAGTACTTGCTTTTGTTATCCTCCAGGGTGCGCTCGATCATGGAGGTGAGCTGCTCCTGCGCGGCGTTCTCCGCAGAAGATTTCACCCTGACGGGATTGCCGAGCAGGAATCCCACGGCACGCTCGACGATCAGCCGCTGGAATGGGATGGCGATGCGGTTGACCCCCTCTGTGGTGGTTTCGTATATCTCATTCCCGTAGGAGTCCACAGCTCCGGTACCGCGGCGCACGGATTTCGGTGGGCGGGCTATGATGTCGAATATGTCATGTTGTGACGGGTCGTATTGCTGCTCCAGTTCGGTATAGTCGGGAATATCCGGGCGCACCTGGAGGAGCTTTATCTGGTCCTGTACGGGAAGCTGAAGAATGTCGTCAATGGTCACGGCGGTATATTTTGAAGCAAATATCTGCCGTATGTCATGGTGGTGGTGATGTGACTGCGTGGTTATTCGTCACGGTTCGGGGTGTGTGAAGGGAATCAGAAAAATACGCCTTCGAGATTCTGCGGTCGGCGATCGTGCAGCCCAAGCGAGCGACTATAACGGATTCCGTCAATTCCGTGATTATGGGCGTCTTCCGGTACGGGTAAAAAGTTGCCCATCCGGTCCTTCTTCCATCGGTAGTGCAAGTTTTCCCGTTCGAGGTTTTTGGAGCGTGGGCTGATGTATACCACGTGGCGCTTCAGATCGTCTATGCCAGCGTTCACCGATCCCTTACCCTTGTCTGCCGCTACCGCTTTTATACCCATACGCTTGAGTTCGTCGATTGATTTCGGTTCCGCGCTGTCGCAGACCACCACTTCACCGTGATAGCCGTCCTGTTTTATCAGCCTGGCGATGTCGGCGTTGGTAAGTCCTATCATGTATACCATCTCGTCTGCATATATATCGCCGTTCTTAACGGTAGTTCGCACGATGGCGGTTGGATCTTGCGAATACCCAAAGTCGAGACCGATTACAACCGTCAGTTTTGGATCTTCCGGAAAGTCGCGGTATTCCCACGTCGGGAAGATGCGGCCCTCGTCGATCACGCCCCATTCACCGAGGGCATATATCCGATGGTAGTTCTCGTCGATGCGGGAGTATCTCTCAAGCTCCTGCGTGTACGCCTCGTCGATGAAACGGTTGTCCTTGTATGTGGTCTTCAGTATGGTCGTCTGGTCGGCGTACTGGTGCGCGTCAAAGAACAGCTTTTTGATCCAGTGGTTCTCGTCGATCGGGTTGAATGTCATGGTCAGCTGAAGGTTCTCCCGGCCACGGAGGCGAAGGTTCAACTGGTTGAAGTCATCCTGGGCGAACTCGTTGGCTTCCTCCATCCAAATGCGGGTGATACCGGCGATTGACTTTATTTTCTCGGTGTCATCCAATCCTTTGAAGATAATCTGGCTGCCGTTGTGCGCAAAGGTGAATACTTGGTCCGATTTGTTTTCCGTGTAGAGGTGCGCCAGGTTCCAGTCTGTCAGTATGCGGCGCGTCAGGGCGATCACGGAGTGTTTGAGCGTACTGGCATACTTTCGGGTGACCAGTATCGTTTCCTTGCGCTGGATGGCTTTGATGACCTCGTGCTGTGTTTGGGTGAATGATTTGCCTGATCCCGATCCTCCGTAGTTGATCACGAAGCGGGTGTCTGCCTTCTTTAGCCGGTGGAATAGCGGGTTGAACAGCTCCGGTGCAAAGTCGATGGTCGTGACGCTCATTCCGGATCAGGGAGTTTTACCAGGATGGTCTGGCCGTTGCTGGTCAGGTCTGTTTCGTTCTTTTCGATGTACCCGCGCTTTTTGCCTTTGGTCTTGGCCAGGAATATTAGGACAGTTGGGTTTTCATCCTGCACGGCTAGTTTTGCCAGTTTGGCTTCGATAGCGTCGAGGTATGTCTCCTCATAAATATCGGCGTTCAGTTTTTCGGCAAATGCCGGATCTTCACGCGCCCATACGTACGGCGTGGTGCGATCGACTCCGATTGCGCGGGCGGATGCCGATATATTACCAAAGGTTTTGAGCATCGCTTCAAGGAATGCTTTTTTCCTGGTTTCTACTACGCTTTTTTTTATGGGCATTTTGTTGAATTATGTTGAACGTCAGAACGGAACACCTGTGAAGTCGTAGACTTTGCTTCTTCTTGATTTTGCGCTTCCGCCGCTTTTGCGCTTCCGCGCTGTACTACGGTTTGCCATAATATATTCCTCCTTACTGATTTGTTTATTGTTTTGAATTTATCGATTATTGTGTCGTTTATCTGTTCCATGAAGTCGCATATCTCCGCGCTGTCCTGGATTACTATTTGTTCGATATTCCCTGATGATCTTAAATTTGCACTTCCATGGATTGCCAGGTTGATTCCGCTGGTTAATCTGGCCGTGATTATCTTGGTGTGCGTGCCCGCGGCTGCCAGCTGGAAGCGGTTGTCGATGTCGAGTTCCTGGTATATGTATTTGACGATGGTATTCCGCTCGTGACTGTAAAAAAAGTCTGATACGATCAGGTTCAGTTCCTTCACATATCCCTTTTGGATGAGCGTGGCCAGGCTGTCGACATTATCTTCGCTCATTGACAGTGTGGATATGTCCATCCGGTGCGCACGGATTAGCTTTTGTGTAAACAGCGCCTCTATGAGGTCTCCGAATATAAATGATCCATCGATGATTCCGAAATATGACATGCCGGGTTCGATGTTGATTTTAGATGCTGTCTTTACGGCATTTTTCCACGCTGCCGTCTTATCTTTGCTCAGCGGCGGTTTTATCAGGCGCGTTTCCAGCATATGATCTTCTTCCATCCCGAATGCGTCCGTATCGAAGTCGAAGACGTCGAGTTCTGAGAAGTCGAATATGTCGTTTTCCTCTGTCATGCTGTTTCAAGTTCTGGCACCTCGTATGGGATGCCGTTTTTGAGGACCTTAAGCGTCGGGTCAAGTTTTATCATTCTGTCGATAATGACGGCCACGTACTTTGGATCGAGCTCGATCCCATAGCATCGGCGCTTAAGCTGGTGTGCTGCCACCATCTTTTGTCAACTGGTCGTAAAAATAATCCATCTCCGCGCGGAAGGTCGGATATATGCGCCGGTAATTCTTCACGGTACGCAAACTGTGACTGATTATGGTCCGGTGGCATCCCAGCACGTCACACAGCGCAGACGCCAGTCCCTTGCGCACAGGAACATCGTCATCGAAGTACTGCGGATCCTCCATCTGTGTGACCACGCCGACGAATACCAGCCGCTTGTCCACGTTGGTGCGCACCTGCTCGGCGTTGAGGTGTGCTGCCCGGCAATACTTGGCGAACAGCAGGGGGATGTCGTCCAGGGATCCCAACGCGCCGGGGGTGTCAACCATATTGAGGATTGAAGGGTATCGGCGTTTAAGGCGGTGATAGATGCGGCGGTAGTTAGGTTCCATGCGGTCAGGTTTTTATTGTTAATTCTTTACCACATAAACAGTAAAAAAGGTTTTGCAGTTGGTGGACGTATTGCAATTCGACAGGCCAATCATTATATTCTGCATCATATCCGCCGGGAGTATACTGCCAATAATACCACCCGTCCACACTCCAGATACTAAACGATGTCTTCCAATATTCATTGATTTGAACACTGATTTTTGCTTCGACTCCGCAATTTTTATACTCAAATTCAAACCCGAACTTTTTCAGCCATTCTTCGGTTAATGGGATTGGATCAATGTCTAATACTCCCTTCTCCACAAAATCCAACTCCATAATTCCGACCACAATAATGCCTTTCCTTATGTGGTTAACCAGATTCCCTATTCTTAATTCTCTTGCTTCCATAAAATCTATTTTAAGCCACCTAATCGTTTTTAAGCCACTTTTTTAGTCATGTCGTCACTTTGTCCGCATCCTTGGCGAAAGTGCCTAATTTCGCCTCTGGTGTGCCTGATTTTAACGTTGCGCTGCCATCTCGAACACCTGGGCGCGCAGGGCGTTGACCTTGCTCACCACCAGGTTCTCCCGGATGTACTCATAGCTGGCGCGGTAGTGCGCCTCCACGTCGATTTCTCCCTTCATCAGCGCCGATGCCGTGGCGTAGAAGTCCTTTGGCGCGTGCCGGATGATGCCCGGGCATTGCCATTCCTCCCAGTCTGGGGCGATGCAGACGGTACCGGCCATGGTGGCCTCGATCCATGCGATATTGGACCGAGAATGGTTGAATCGGGTGTCGGCCATCGGGAAGAGCAGCGCCCGCACCCTCATGGCGCGGAAGTAGTCGAAATACTTGTACAGGTCGCGTCCCTGCAAAAATATGTACTTACGCAGAAAGAATGGGTTGACGCCGATGAATTTCACCTTGTAGCCGTCGTCGATCAGCTGCTGGAAGTGCTGCTGGTAGGCGTAAATGTCGGGGAGGTGGTTGCGCATACCGCGATACAGCAGTATGTCGGAGCGCTCGCTGGTGAACGGGCGCAGCATGTCATCCGGCACGGCATTTGGGACGATGTGGACGTTTGGCGAGAACTGGGAGTAGTCCTGGTGAATCGCGCGCGTGCTGACCATGGTGGCCGTGGCGCCCTGGAGCAGCAAGATCAGGGACTCGCGGAACTCGGCGAATCCGTGGGCGTTCTCATGGGTCACCGGCACGTTGAAGAGGTTGTCGTCATAGTCCAGGACCACGGGGAGCGCCATCTGCTTGCAGTAGTTCATGGCGTTGATGGCCTGTCCGTAATTCGGAGGTCCGGGGCGCTGCATCCACACCAGGTCGTAGCGTGCAAGCACGGGCCATGTGAGCAGGATCTCGGGCCAGTCAAACATGTCGATGGAATACCCGCGGCGCACCAGGTCGCGGACCACTCCGGCGGCGCGGTAGTGACTGGTGGCGTCGCCCTTGTTCATTGTCAGGAGCAGGATCTTCATTTCCGGGTGCGTTTTGGTTTGACGGGTGCTGCGGGCTTGGTATTCGCTTCCGACTGCGGTGCTTCGACCGGAAGGTGGTGGGCGCACTTCTCCCCGCGGATGGGTGAGAACAGGAAGTACGTCTGGTTGTCGGTTGCCGGTGCTTTGTAACGCAGGCAGGTTGATTTGATGGGGCAGTATTCGCCCCAGCATTTCAAGTCGATTGTGTTCATGTTAATTATTTTACTTTTTGGTTATTTTCTGAACTAACGGGATAATAATTCGCAACTCTGTTTTTTCGGTTTATACATCGGTGAAACAAACCAATCAATTGCACCTATTCCTTCTAAATACCTTTTGCAGTTGTCTTTTAACGGGCATCCTTCCCCGGAACATTTAGTAATGTCTTTCATTTCGTTTCCTCCTTATGTTAAAGTTATATTGTTCAGTTTTTCCGTACATATAAGTAGTTAGCCACAATACGAAGAAAGCCTCCGAACAGCGACATCAAAATATTGTTTTTCCTTTTCAATACCAATTGATTTACGATTTAATTTTAAACAAGCAAGGTTTGTTGTGCCACTTCCCATTGTATTGTCAAGCACCGTATCGCCTTCGTTGGTGTAGGTTTTGATAAGGTATTCTAAAAGTGGTACGGGCTTTTGAGTTGGGTGGTAAGGAAACTGAACAAATGGGAAAGTAATTATATTTTTTGGGTATCTAAAACCTGTATTATCATTTCTAAACTCGCCTACTTCGCCATAAACTCCGTCTTTATTGTTTTTTCCACCTCTCGCTTTATAAGGTTCTCCTTTTTCCATTTGCGGGTTGTACGTTGGTTGTTTTTTATAGAAAATACAAATATCCTCTTTTAGTCTAAGCGGTTGTTTTTTTGCCAATAAATGCCCTGTTGCTTTATTTTTATTCCATATCCATTCATACTTAAACCATTTAGGATTACTCATTACAAGCGCACTCGTAA